GAAGCGTCAGGATCTGACCATCATGGGCTTTGTGGAGCTTCTGAAGCGGCATCAGGACAAGCCGCTCTGGCTTCTCATGGTGACGGCTGTTGATCCGCAGAAGGGTGCGCATTACGACATTCAGCGGATCTTCCACGATCAGCTTACCCGCGCTGGGCTCGATCTGAATATCTATGGCAAGCGGATGGCAATTGTGGATACAGCCCCTCCGAATACGCTGAATGATGAGGGCATCAATCAGATCTACAATATGTGCGATATCGGTATCAACACCTCGGATGGCGAGGGCTTCGGTCTGTGTCAGCTCGAGCACCTGTATACGGGCGCTCCGCAGATTGTGACGGATGTAGGCTCGTATCGTTCCTTTCTGCCCACCAGCGTGGCAACGTATATCCGCCCCGGTCCGCTTGTCTACCAGGCTGCGGGCATGCCGCTTGGACTGAGCGCGCCGTCATTTGATCCGTCAGATGTTACGGACGCGATGGATACGACCTTGGCAAACTACACCAAGATGCGCGCGGCAATTGCTGACATGAAGTTCAAAACCTGGACCGACGTGTGTGCTTCTTGGCTCTCCGAGTTGCGCGGCGCTTCTTAACGCGGCGGGACTTGCGACGACCGCCAGACTCCGGGGGCGTTACAATAAGTTTACCATCTGTTTTGAGTTTTTCATATTCATCATTACTATAGAATAAATATTCCCGTTCATCCTCGAACTCAATTGCTTTTTCGTGGGGAATATCAGCATCCTCTATCTTATCCCCTTGATCAAAAAAAATCCTAATCCCGTCAGGGCGCTGTTCGACATTCACTTTTAACTTTTTTTCAGTGTTTGGCGGTGTAAATACTGCCTTTTGACTAGCCATTTATTACTACCCCAGCCAATATTTAATCTGCGTCTCGGAGATCTTGGTGCCGATGCGCAGTAACCGATTGTTGTCCTCGAAGGCTTGACCATCAAAGATCTCCTTGGTGTCGGGATCCATGAAGTAGACGATGTCCTTGATCTTCAGCTTCTGGAGCCGCCGCTTCTTGCGGGTCATGTTACGCAGATACGTTTCATCCAGATCATCGGTCTTGATGGAGGGCTTGAACGCAAGATCCTCGCCGGTGGCTGTGGTATCGAACCGCATACACGAGATCTGCGGCTTCTCACGCGAGTGGAGCTTACGATGGACTTCGCAATCCACCGCAGCCTGCTTCAGCAACACGGAGATCCGTTGATTGACCTTGTCTTTCTCATAGACCTTCTCATACAGGTATTCATCTGTGGACATAAACGTTTCCACAGCTGGTTCACCTTCATATCGCTTCAGCTCCACGTCGGATTTGCGGACAGCCACCACGTTCGGTCCTTCGACACCCTTGGACTGTGCTGGCGAGATCACGGAAATGTAAAAGCTAATCCGCACAGTGCGCTCAGCCATGGGCAGTGTGGCGTGAGAACAGATACGAATCGCACGTCCAATGACCTGATCGTGGCGAGCCGGAGTCCAGTGCGGCTCCATGATGTGGACATGACGAACATTGGCTAACGTAATACCTTCTGCGCCGGAGGAGGTTGCCATCAGCAAACACAGCAGCTTCTTTCCACGCTGTTCAATGCTCGTCTTCAGACTAGCCGGAAAGCTGTTCTCGTAGCGCTTGTTCAGAATCTGGCGCATCAGTTCGCGCTGATCTTCCTTCTCTTCGCCGGAGAAGAAGGCATACGCAGGCTTGTCAGACATCTCATCTTCAACCCACTGACCATTCTTGTTGGTGATCTTATACGGCTGCCAGCCATTCGCATCCAGAATCGCAGCAAACACGCCCAGACCTTCAAGCTGACGATACTGCGAATAGACGAACTGATTTGCCCAGTCCTCTCCGCCCATCTTGCGAGTCTCTTCGATATTTGCCAACATCTTCAGCAGTTTGGGGCTATACTTCTCTAAGGCTTCTGCGCTCAGATACTTCTTGGGGTTGGCTTTCAAAGCTGCCAGAATCTCAGGCTTGTCAGGCACATCGGTTTCCTTCACAATGTCGTTATATTCCTTGTCGACCTTCTTGGTCAACAGCTTCAGTTCAGGAGGCACAGCAAAGTTACAGGCTAAGCGGGAAATCACGCGGTAGGATCCGCCGTCGTCGTTCATGCTCAGAGCCTTCTTCGCATCCTGCTTGATCTCGGCAAACCGGACATCGAGATACTGCACAAACTGCTCCGGGCTCATGACCACCTTCTCCAGCATCTTGTCGTCCTCCACGCGTTTCGGAATCAAGCGCTCATCTGCGCCTTTGAAATAGGACACCAACCCTTGAATACGCTTTCCGAACAGCAAGGCATTCTTGATGTTCAGTCCATCCAGAAACATGTTGGCAAACTCCTCAAACTTGGTGGGCAGACACTCCAGATTCTCCGTAGATACGCGCTCTACATCTACTTCTGAACCGATCTCCCCCGCAATCTTCTTGTCGAATGTCTTGACCCAGTCAGCGGCTAGCGGCACAAACGGAATGTCCTTCTTATACTGGACGGCAATACGATCACCGGCTTCGTTATACACTGATCGGAAGTGAGGAGGATTACGTGTCACCATCACATACTTCTTGACTGCGTTGAACTCGATGGTATCCACGTCCGGTAGCGCCTTGAACGCAGTCTTCATCTTCTCCTCGTCCCATGACGCTGCCTTCACAAAGGGAATGGTGATGCGCTCAATCGGACCACGCAGAAGGTTCATCAGATAGGCGATCTCGTTGGGGCGGTTGATCACTGGTGTGCCGGACAGACCAACGATCTTACAATCCGTAGCCTTGTAGACAGCATCGTATAACCGCCGAGCAATCTCCGAGGAGTTCACGATACGCGAGATCAGATTGTGGACTTCATCGATGATGACCACGCAATTGTTGAAGGGATTTGCCGCAAAGCGACCTTCGGCATCCGGAGCGGGCACAAACTTATCAATGTTCTTGGAGCTCAGTCCGTTGTAGTTGATAAAATTGAAGCGCTGCCCAATGATATCCTCGATCTGGGCTTTGATAATATCCTGAGCGGTCTTGGGCAGATCCTTGTAGTTCGGGTTCTCCCCTGCGATGGTCACAAAAAACTTGCCGTTACGATCCAGAAATCCATCGGAGATGTTCAGTGCTTTGGCTTCCGCTCGCGACTGCTCATTCAATCCCTTCTCCCGCCAGTGCTGCTCAAAGGAGTAGATAGGGTCACCACACTTGCGCAGCTCCGACCGGTAGTTCTGCTGAAGAGACGCAGGAGTCAGCACCCACACTTTCTTGTAGCTCATCAGAGACTCCGCCACCGCGATGGACGTACATGTCTTGCCTGATCCCAAGCCGTGGTAGAGCAAAATACCCCGATACGGCGTTTCGATCATCAGATAATCCCGGATCAGCTTCTGATAGGGAAACATCTCTCTCGCATTCGACTGCTTCAGGCATAAGTCAGCGTCTTTGTCTTCGGCATCCAGAGGATCGCGGTCTTCCTTGCGGTATTTCAGAAAGATGCGAGTAATGTAGTCCGCGAACGCTTTCCGGTTCGGAAGCACGAAGGACATTGTTTTTACCTGGTATTTGATAATGGAGCCGCTGACCAGGAAAAATCACCGCATCTGGATGGTGTCCATCTATCTGTTTTTGATGGCAGCCTTTCTGTATCTCAAGCCGTCCGTAGCGTTCGGGCGTGAGGGCAGAATTCGCCCCTTCGGAGTCGAGGATAAAGAAGCGACTGTCTTCCCAGTCTGGTGGTGGGTGTTTGTGTTGAGCGTGGTGGCATACTGCATGACGGTCTACTTGGCTCGTTTTAGGTTTGCGTAGATATAATGAGCTGTCCGTATGCAAATATCTTTGGCGCACCGGGCACAGGCGCACATTCCTATCGGTTCATGGGCATAGCTGTTGCCGACACCTCATTGACGATCCTTCTCGCAGTCTACACATCGTGGGAGTTTGGGGGTAATGTCCTTCTTCACTTCTTGTTTTGGGTCATTATTGGTGAACTTCTCCACTATGCCTTTGGAACACAGACGGCTGTCTTAACAATGCTTGGGATTACTGCGTGTCCGGATTAATGTCGGGGATTCGTATAAATGAGCGACACGAGCACGGCGGCAGAGGCGGCGGCGGCGGAACGGAAGGCGGCGGCTGAGGCGGCGCGGATGGCGGCGGCGGCCAAGGACAAGAAGGCGGCGGACGAGGCGTATGCGGCGCGTGTGCGCAAGGCACAAGAGAAGATTTTACCGGCTTCGAAGGCCGGACGGCGACGCCGCACCAAGAAGAAGTCTCGCAAGTCTCGCAAGACCCGCCGTCATCGTTAATTACTCTCATACGTCTTGACGATGTTCTCCAACCTCTCGACCATAACCTCTCGCTGGACGTGGTGTGGGCGGATATATCCACGACACTCTTCAAATGACTTCCACCCAATGCCCGAGATCTCTCGGCGCTGCATGTAGGTCATCTTCTGATTGAGATTCACTAGCTCTGGAGACGTTAGCAACGCTACGAAGTATACGTGGCGGTAGGCAATTCCATTCAACCCCATGAACGTTTCCTCGAGCATGATATTGTTCACGATCGTATAGGCTTCGCGGGGAATGTTGGTTTCCTCGTTGAACTCGCGAACAGCGCACTCAATATCTGATTCACACCGAACACGCCTGCCCTTTGGAAAGCCCCACTCGGGCTCCTTATACACAGACAGATGCGTCCGCATGATTGCCTGACGATCCACCTGTCCAAACTTCTCCTTGGACATCAAATACTCGGGTGACGTATGGTCATCTCCCCACAGCTGTCGCCAGATCGAGTCAAACGGCTCACAGACAATCATGGTCTGTTCCTGAAGCGTCATGTTCTCGAAGAGAAGGGAAATATACTCGGTGTTGCCCGGGTTATACTTCCCCCGCATGAACTCTGCGAAACTCATGCTGTCCTTTCGACGGATCATCAGGATCTTTGCTGTTGCTGGATCAGTGGGAAGGGACTTGGCATCCACCAATGCCAACCCACACGACAAAACCGGATCTTCACAGAACTTAAACATATGACCTTTTCCTCCGCAGTTATTGCAGAACATTGGTAGTGCTGTTCGTTGTGGTGGTGTGGTTCGTTTTTCCATTAGTACTTGAATACCTTTCCCTTGTAAAGCATAAATATGGCAAGTTACTATGGTCGGGACTCCATGTACGATACATACGACACCTACGCTCCGAGATCATCTAGTTTTCTACCTATTGTTGGTGCGATCGCGGTAATTGGTCTCTTTTTCATCATTATTTATTTCATGAGATCATCTGCGGTTGCCGGAGGTATCACGAATGCGGCTGTTCAAGCACCCACTGAAGTTGATGGCAAGTCGGGTACGGTGATTCCGGCTTCCAGTATACCGTCGGGAGGTTCAGACAATGGTCTTCAGTTTTGGATGTATATCAAGGACTGGGATTACAAGTTTGGAACAAAGAAGCACGTAATTGATCGTACAGATCCGACAAACCCTAATATTGTTGGACCGGGTATCAGTCTTCACCCAACTGACAATGCCCTTGACATTGACGTAAGTGTGTTCTCCTCTGGTTCGAACACGGAGACAAGCAATACTGGATCTGGCGAAATTCAGACCATTACAATCGAGAACGTGCCCTTGCAGTCGTGGTTCTCGGTGTCTGTAACGATCTTCCAGCGTAATCTTGACGTGTACCTCAATGGAATGCTAGTGAAGTCTGTAACGCTGGCCGGCGTTCCCAAGCCAGTGAATGGAAATATTACGATCGGCGCAAATGGCGGATTCTCTGGGTCGGTCTGTAATGTTCAGTCTCTTCCCAGTGCTGTGACCCCGGCGATCGCTTCAGCATTCTATGCGGCCGGTTCTTCTTGTTCTGGAACGGTATCGTCTTCATCTTCGTCTAGCTTATCAAATCTCGACCTCTTTGGCTACACCTTCGTGTTTGGAGTCAAGGACAGTGCTGGAAAAGATGTAACCGGTTTATCGAGTTCGGATGTCTCCGGGTTTTTTGGTTCTTCCCGTTAATTAATGCGTATCCTTCTAAAGTGTCCCACACGAGGAAGACCTGTTCAAGTGATGACTACGCTCAAAAAATATGTTGATCTCGCACGCCGCCCAGATCAAATTGGAATTGCGATTTCATGTGATGTGGACGACACGACGATGACTCCGCCGGCAGTCCAGCAGCAGCTTCTTGGATTAGTTTCCAAATTTGAATGGTCCGCTTTGTACTTTGGAGGCAGCAAGACCAAGATCGAAGCCTGTAATGCGGATATTGAAAATGTTGAATATCCATGGGATATCGTAGTTCTTGTATCCGATGATATGATTCCTGAAGTGCCTGGATACGATGAGATTATCCGTCAACAAATGCCTCCCGATCGTGACTGTGTGTTATGGTTCAACGATGGACATCAAGAGTATCACCTGAATACACTGTCCATCTATGGGCGCACGATGTATGAACGATTTGGACATATATATGAGCCGGCGTATAAGAGTTTCTACTGTGATACAGAGTTAACAGATAGATGTAAATCTGATCTCCTTCCAAAGACAAAGTATATCTCTCAGTGTATCATTCGTCATAAACACCCATTCTGGACAAAACAGCCAGCAGATGCGTTGTACCACCAAAATCAACGCTTTTGGGCGGATGATTTTAGAGCGTATATTGAACGGAAGAAGCACGACTTCGATTTCTCTATTCTCATTGCCACGCTGGAACAACGACGAACTCTGTTTGATACATTAACTGCGGATCTTCGTGAGAAGTTTGCCCGTATCTGCCCCGGACTCCGCCTGGAGATACTGGAAGAACGTGATTCGGGGCAAATGAGCGTTGGACTCAAACGCCGTCGGCTTCTCGAGCGAGCAAAAGGAAAGTATGTTGCGTTTATTGATGATGACGACGCGGTAACGAACGAGTACTTCGAAGACTTTTTAACATGTTTTACAGAGAAGAAAGACGTCATGCGCATTCGTGGAAAGATGCATGAATATACGTTCACAAACAGCCTTGAAACTCAGCCGCATACCAAGATGTATGTGAACGGTGTGTTTATTCGCCTACCCAACCATATTAATCCAATGCTTGCTGAGATTGCTCGTATGGTAACATTTGAAGATGCTGTGCGGGGAGAAGACCTAAAATGGACGGTTGATCTTGCGAAGACAGGTCTTTTAAAAACGGAGTTGAGATCTGATCCTCGACGTATTCACTATTTGTATAATCTAGGTGATCGCCCAATCACTGGCGAGTTTATCGAGTCGCAAAAGAAACATACCCTTCAGGAGTGGATTGCAAGTATTCTACTTCGTTCACAGCCTCAACGCCGAGTTGGTATGCGTCTAGGATCGAGGGGGTTTGTTTCTAGGCAATGAGTAATGCAGGCCGTAGCGTATGGAGCAATGGGAGGGTTGGCGCTGATAGTGGGATATGCGTGGATGACAACAAAGCCCAATGATCCAAATACAGTCGCTATTCAACAAGCAACTGTAACTGGAAAAGTTCCTTATTATTCGAAGGCTGAGCTTCCCCGCTCGGTAAACCAGGCTGAGGGTGCAACCTTTAGTTTTGATGGCTGGTTTGTTGTGAATGATTACACATATGGATATGGAAAGAAGCGCCTTGTCTTCACTCGTGGCGATTGTCCGGGTGTATACCTAGACTCGACATCGAATTCTATTCTGGTGCTTGTGAATACATATGGAACAGTCGAGTCAGTTATGATTGCCAATCTTCCTGCACAGAAGTGGATACATATTGCTATTGTAGTCACGCAGTATACAGTTGATGTGTATATCAACGGAATACTGAGACAGCACTACACCCTGACACAGCTGCCAAAACAGGAAGAGTCCTCCACACAGATTGGCTCTGACAGCACTGGATTCGACGGACAGGTCGGTGGACTGACATATTACGCTCGCGCGCTATCTCCATCGGAGGTCAGTGAGCATGCTGCCGCTGCTCCGCCTACATCGTTGGTTCAGGCGCCCGCATCTGGACAATACTTTGATATCACCTGGTATACGGGTCGATAAAATATCACAGGTATACAATGAGTTCTGGAGGACAAAACGCCGCAACGCTGACAGGTCCACAGGGTATGCGCCTTCGCGACGCATCGGATGTGCTCACACAGACGAAGCTGCGGTTAATGTACATAACAAATACGTTATCAAACTCTAGGTATGTTGGTGTGAATGCGTATCGTTCGAAAGGAACGACAAACGAGTATAGCTTCCTGTTCCAAGTACAGCAGGGTCTCCGCGAGTGTGCGGCTGTTCAGGGTAATGCGATTAACTTTCTCCCGCCCGGTGGCGCTGGTCTGTCGAATACTACGATCCCGGTGCCTTTATACCTTCCCGCTTAGACGCTCCTTCCTGGTCTTCTTCAGTAGATCGCGTATTTTCTTACGTTCTGTCTTGGTTCCTGTCGGACTGTAGGTAAAGAAATACTGGACAAAATCTGGAGATGTCTTGTCCTTCTTCATCTTCGTATATAATCCAACCCGCTCGCGGCGCATATCAATTAGCTCCTTCTGCTGACCCAGACATGTTGTCGGGGTCAATAGAGAGAACATGCGCGCCGGCTTATCGGCTGCCAATTCCATCAATCGCTGGGCTACACACAGTAACCGAGATGTTTCATCGGTAGCCTCTCCCGAGTATGCGAGAGCCAAAAAGAACGTCAGTGTTGTGGGAATACTCGCAACCTTCAAGCCGTCGCCGGTCGTGTGGTAGCTGTGACAGGCTTGTGTTTCGTAGAACTGGAAAACAGCCTCACCTTCCTCGTCAAGCACATCCGTGCGATGAGGCAACAACTCGGTAGCTTCGTGTTCTACTGTCTTCTTGCCCTTCGTAATCTTGGCAATCTCCTCCTTGTCTGCCAGCATAGAAACAGGAGTATACCAATGAGCCTTCTTCTCGTGTCGAGACACCGCGGTGAACCCAAGCAGGACAACTGGGTGATTCTTCAGGATCGACAACGCCTCTTTCTTATGCTCCGGAGATAGATCCTCGGGTGCTTTTCCATGGCGAGTGCACTTAAGAGGATAGTGCTTGTTGAGTAGAGTTAAGCGTGTATATACCTTCTCCCATCTGGATACATCGCCCTCCGGTCGAGACAATTCCAGATACATCGACATACGAAGGAAGTTGGGATGTACATAGTTAATTCCATTGCGGGTGATGCGCTCCTTCCACAGATGATTGAAAATCTCGGGCGCAAGAAAGGTCAGATCAGCCATGCCATGATAATCAGCAAAGACCTTGTATGTTCCCAGATGGACACCAGGCTTCATCTCGATGCTCTCAATCCCTGCGGCGGACATCTTATCCGACAGATACATGCCGTGCTCTTGCGGCGTCTCTGTGAAGAAATCGTAATCAGGAGTTTCCGTGGGTCCGTAGAACCGATCCTTCTCCGGAAGTAGGTTGTTGATCGCCGTACCTCCGTAACAAAGCACCCGATGTGTCTTCAGGAAATCCTCGACGATTTTTGTGCTTTTTGTCACTGAGGGGTCTTTAGCTCCCCGCTCCTCGAGCATTTCAGCCTGGGAATCAGCGATCTTTTTGATGCTCTCGAGCTCACTCATTGTTATACAGGATCAAAAAACGGATGCCCCTTTGTTTTTTTCCTCGAGAGGCAGCAAGATGCCTCCCAAGTATAATCTT